AGAATGCGTATCTATGATAACAGTTTGACACCTGTTGAACCAAAAATGCCTGATTTTAAGGTTTCAACTCAATATTATCAGGTTGAAAATGGTTTTGAACGTCTTGGAATGGGTCGTGAGGACGAATATTTCTGGAAAACGTCAAAAGAACGCAAAATTGAGGAAGAAAAAGCAGAAGATATGTACAAATCGCAAGAGGGTCGTCCTCTTGATCCTCAATAAATACGAAAAAAGGGGAAAAATGGCAACTGAACACGATTTTTTGGACAATTTGGGCAATCATCAGCATCAAAAAATGCTTCGTGAGATCTCAAATGATGATTTGACGCCTAAAAAGAGAGATTTCATTGATGAAAATGAATTTTTTGAAAATGAGAGCAATCCAGAACCACTTTATGAGTAAAGAATCACAAAATACCTTGATAAATAAGTTATAATTGCTGTAATTTTGTGCCTTTAGAGCGCGTTAGTCAAGGTTTTAAAGACGTTAGTATGACTTTTCAGAAACATCCTCTGACAAGTGATATATTAGCGCTTAAAAATGAGTCCGCAATTGCTCGATCAGTGAGAAATATTGTTTTTACAATGCCTGGTGAGAAATTTTTTGATGAAGACTTTGGTTCTAGGATCAGTCAGTCACTTTTTGAGAATATAAATGATATTTCTGCCAATATTATAAGGAACGAAATTAAAAGTTCACTCAGACTTTATGAACCAAGGGTCAATGTGAGAGAAGTTGAAGTAAAACCCAACTTCGATCAGAATGAATTTAATGTATCCATCATTTATGAGATTATTGGAGCAGACGTTCCTGCACAAGAATTACAATTCGTCCTGGAATCAACAAGGTAAAAAATGCCATTAGCTAACTTTACTAATCTGGATTTTAACCAGGTTAAAACGACACTCAGAGAATATTTAAAGGAAAACTCCAATTTCACTGATTATGATTTTGAGGGTTCTAACCTTTCAACGATACTTGATGTTCTGGCATATAATACCTACATTACTTCATACAACGCAAACATGGTTGCGAATGAAGTATTCATTGACAGTGCGACACTAAGAGAAAATGTCGTATCATTAGCAAGAAATATTGGATATTTACCAAAATCAAGAAAAGCAGCAACAGGAGTAGTAACATTTTTTGTTGATACTAGTAATGTTAGTCCAACTCCATCATCCCTTACCCTTAAAAAGGGTCCTATAGCAACTTCTCAAGGTGGATTTGGTAATTCTTCGTTTGTATTTTCAATTTTAGAAGACATAACAGTTCCAGTTAATGATGGAATTGCAGAATTTAACAATATCACGATTTTTGAAGGTAATTTACTGACAGCTAACTTCACTTATAGTGCAAGAAATCCAAATAGGAAGTTTCTTTTAGATAATATTGGAATTGATACTGAATTATTGACTGTAAGAGTTAAACCAAATGAGCAATCATCTAGAAGTGTAAAATACAGTCGTCAAGATAGTTTATTTGAGGTAAAACCAGATTCTGCTGTTTACTATCTACAAGAGGCAGATGATGAAAGATATGAAGTGATATTTGGAGATGGTCTTTTTGGTAAAAAACTTGAAGATAATAATTATGTCACTGTAGATTACATTGCATCAAATGGTGATGCTGCAAACGGAGTTGGTCAATTTGCTTTTGCTGGAAGATTAGTCTTTACAAGAAATAGTGTAGAGTATGTCGTTACATCTGGCATCTCTCTAATGACAACTGGACTTAGTGCTAGAGGTGGAGAAGCAATTGAAGGTGTGGAGTCAATTAAGAAGTTTGCACCAAGAATTTATGCATCTCAGAATAGAGCATTGACTGCAAATGACTATGAATCTTTGATCCCAACACAAATTTATCCAGAAACTGAGTCTATCTCTGTTTTTGGTGGGGAAGAGTTAGTACCTCCTCAATATGGAAAAGTTTTTATTAGTATTAAACCAAGATTTGGTGATTTTATTCCAAATCTCATCAAAGAAAATATTAAGAAGAAACTGAAGAAGTATTCTGTAGCAGGAATCGTTCCAGAACTACTTGATCTTAAGTATCTGTATGTTGAAGTTAATAGTAAGATTTACTATAACTCAAATTTAGCACCTTCAGCAACTTTTGTTTCTAGTCTTGTTCAAAATAATGTCAATAGATATGCAGAATCAACAGAATTAAATAAGTATGGTGCCAGATTAAAATATAGTAAACTTCTTAAGTTAATTGACGATGGTCATGATTCAATAACTTCAAATATTACTACAATTGCTATTAGAAGAGATTTAAGAGTAACTTTAGATACATTTGTAGAATATCAAATCGGATTTGGAAATCAATTCCATATCAAATCGATGAATGGTTACAATATAAAGTCAAGTGGATTTACAGTTGCTGGAATACAAGAAGTTGTATATGTTTCAGACATTCCAGATACAAATAGAAGAACTGGAACTCTATTCTTCTTTACTTTACCTACTCCAGGGTCACAATCTCCAAATATAGTAAGAAGAAACACTGGATTCATTAATTACGACAGTGGAGTTATAACAATAAATCCTGTAAATATAACGGGAGCAAAAACAAAGGATGGGCAACCAATTTTAGAACTTTCTGCAATACCTCATTCAAACGATGTTATTGGATTACAGGATCTTTATTTGCAACTAGATACTAGTAGCAGTTTGTTTGAACCTGTTGTTGATGATGTTTCATCTGGATTAGATCCTTCCTCTTCTACGTACATTGTGTCTTCTAGTTACTCAAATGGCAATTTAGTCCGTTCTGGTGGACCAGACACAGCAACCGTGACACTAGCATCTGGATCTAGAGTTACTACACAAACTTCAGGAGTCACTGGAGGCACCAGAGCAACTACAACTACAAATACAACTATTTCTACCAGTGGTGCATCAACAGGTTCTACAGGTTCTTCTGGCGGGTCCTCCGGTGGATCTGGATACTAATACTAAAAACAACTAACGAAGATAAAATCATAAAATGTCAGAAACTAGAGTACAGTTTAACACTATCGTATCTAATCAACTTCCTGCTTATGTAAGGGAGGATTATCCACTAATTTCTGAACTTTTAAAACAGTATTATCTTGGACAAGAATATCAAGGTGGTCCAGTTGATTTAATTCAAAATATCGATAGATACATTAAACTAGATAATACTACAAATTTATCTGAATCTGTTGTTCTAAATGGTGATCTTGATTTTGATGCAACAACAATTAATGTAGATCCAGGAGACTCTCCAGCAGGAACTAGAGGATTTCCTGATTCATATGGTCTTTTAAAAATTAATGATGAAGTAATAACTTATACTGGAAAAACTGATTTTTCTTTCACGGGATGTGTTAGAGGTTTTGTTGGGATAACTTCTTATAGAAGTGAATTAAAGAAAGAAGAAGTAGTTTTCAGTGAAAGTGACTCTGATGATCATCTTGATAAATCAACCATAACAAACTTAAGTTGTTTATTTTTAAAAGAGTTTTTAACAAAAGCAAAACATCAATTCTTACCTGGTTTAGAGGGAAGAAGTCTTGTCCCTGAACTAAATCAAAATTTATTCGTTAAACAATCAAAAGATTTTTATAGAAGTAAAGGAACTGATTTTTCTTTTGAAATTCTTTTCAGAGCACTATACAATGAAGATGTAAGAGTTGTAAAACCAAGAGATTTTCTAATCTCACCATCAAACGCTCAATATAGAATTGTCAATAGTTTAGTAGTAGAACCTATTCAAGGTGATCCAGAAAATTTAGAGAATGCAACTTTATATCAAGATGAATATAAATTTGGTGGAATAAACAAAGCATATGCACCAATCACCAGTGTTGAAAAAATAGAAGTTGGTTACGGAAAAACTTTCTATAAACTCAGCATTGATGGTGGTTACAATCGTGACGCTTCCGTGCAAGGAGCAGTATATGGAGCATTTGTCGTAGAACCATCTACAAGAGTAATAGGAAAGGTATCTTCAGGATCTACAGTTCTTGATGTTGATTCAACAGTTGGTTTTGGATCAACTGGAGAACTGTATTTCCGTTATTCAGATAATAGTGTAGGTGTATCTTCATACACTTCTAAATCATTGACTCAGTTTTATGGTGTCACTGATATTGATGCTGAAATTGCAGATGCAACTATCGTTGGTGTTAATACATTTGCATATGGAAGATCAAAGTTAGATCAAGATGAAATTATTGAAGTAAGAGTTAGTTCTGTTTTAAATTCTTTCAACATTCCATCCAATACTAATAATCTCTTAAAAGGTGGAAAAGTTAATGTAACTAATCTTGGAATTTCTGAAAATAATTTCAAAACAAATAAATGGTTCTATAATGTCTCACCAATCTATAAAGTTAAGAACCTTGAAATAATAGATTCATCAAATAACACATATAAAGTAACTTTAAACGTACCTAATCAATTTAGATCCGGTGATAATGCAGAAATTATTTTAAACAATGTAAAAAAAGAAACAAAAATTATATCTGTAAGTTCTGAGACTTCTTTTAATATAAGAGGTCAAGGTGCTTTAAATCTAGATGCGACATATACGATCCAAAGAAGAATTCAAAAAGTCTCTTCTGGAACTTATCCATCAGCACAAATATATTCTACTGATATTGATAATGTTTATAAGAACGAATCTGGAGATTATTTAATTTCTTCTCCATCAATACCACATTATGATTCACAGCCATTAAACCCTGCTTCTAGAGAGTTTAAATTTTCTGGTACTTTCCTTGGAGATGAGTTTGAGATTTCTCCTGGAGTAGAACATGGTTTTTATACTGGAGATGCTATTTACTATCAGGCACAATTAATAAATCAAACATTTGTTAATGATAGTGGAAGTAGTGATACTAGACTGGTCAGAGATACTTCATTATTTGATGACGGACTTTATTTTGTAAAAAGAGTTAATAGTTCGACTGTTAAATTTGCAAAGAGTAGAGACGATATTTTTAGCTCTAAATTTATTTCTCTAGATAATTCAACAACCGTTGCTAATAGTATTATAAGACCTTTTGAGTTTAATGGAAAAACACTAGAACCTCAAAAAGTTTTAAGAAAAATATCAGAACCTGTTAATGATGGAACTTTAACTAAGACAGAACCAGGATTAACTGGAATATTTGTAAATGGTGTCGAACTTTTAAATTATAAAGGAAAGGATATTGTAAAATATGGAAAAATTGAAACAATAGACATTTTATCGCAAGGGACAAATATCGATGTAATAAATGCTCCTAACTTAATTATTTCTGACTCTGTTGGAACTGGTGCTACTGGATATGCTGCTGTCTCTGGTTCTCTTAGAGAAGTAAGAGTCATAGATCCTGGATTCGATTACTTAAACACACCAACCGTTAAACTTGAGGGTGGTAATGGTTCTGGTGCTGTTGCTCAAGTCAACATGAAACAAATTAATCATGAAGTTGATTTCTTTGCTGATTTGTCCTCTGCAGGAGTAACAACTGGTACTTCATCATCTCAATCTACAATTGGATTTTCTACATATCATAAATTTAGAAATGCTGAGCAAGTAATTTATAAAACAAAAAATCAAGATGCAGTTGTTGGTATAGTTACAGATTCTGTATATTTTGTGTCTACTGTCGATAATGTTACTGTGAGATTGCATCCCACTCAAGCAGATGCCATAGCAGGTATTAATACAGTATATTTAACTGATCATGGTATCGGTAAACATTCCTTACAATCAGTCAATAAGAAATCCATAGTTAGTGCAATTAATATTGTCAGTGGTGGTTCTGGTTATGAAAATAAAAAGAGAACTGCACCTGTCACTGGTATTAACACTGCTTCTAATTTAATTACGATTGTAGATCATGATTATAAAACTGGAGAGAAATTAAAATATACTTGTACGGGAACACCAATCTCAGGATTATCTGTAGATACTGAATATTTTGTAACTGCAATTGATAAAGACTCATTCCACCTCTCTCAAGTAGGAGTTTCATCTGATAGAGAATTTTATACTAGAACAAAACAATATATTAACATGACTTCTGTGGGTGTAGGAACTCACGTCTTTAATTATCCAGATATTACTCTTACTTTATCTGGTAATGTCGGGATTTCCTCCATTGGAACAGAAACATTTAAAGGATCTTTCCAACCAATCGTAAGAGGAACAGTAACTTCTATACACTTAGAGAATGGTGGTGTTGGATATGGATCTTCTGAAGTTATAAACTTAGATAGACAACCAACTGTTGAACTTCAGTCAGGAACAGATTGTCAATTAACTCCAATTGTTGTTAATGGTAGAATAGTTGAGGTTATTATTCAAAAGTCTGGCAGCAGATATGTATCCACACCAGATTTAGTTGTAGTAGGTGATGGAGTCGGTGCTGTATTAGTTCCAGTCTTAGAAAATGGATCAGTAACCGATGTCAAGATTGTTGAACCTGGTGCTGGATATTTAGATGATTTTGGTCTAACAACTATTGATGTTATACCAGCTGGATCAACAGAAATACTACCTGTATTCAAAGCAAATGTACAAAATTGGAGAGTAAATTTATTTGAAAAATATTTTACATATTTTTCACAAGATGATGGTATAATTACGACTGGTTTAAAGTCAGATGATTTTGGACTTCAGTATTCTCACTTATATGCACCAAGAAAACTTAGAGAAACTGTTTTTGCTACTGATCAAAATGGCAATACTTTATACGGTGAAAGAGATTTAAAAAAAGTTAATAGTATTGAAGTTCAATCCACAAGACACTCTCCTATTTTAGGATTTGCTTACGATGGACATCCAATATACGGTCCATATGCATTTTCAAAGATAAGTGGTGGTGCGATCACCCAAATGAGATCTGGATATTCTATTGATCTTAAAGATAATAGACCACCCACCTCTATTTTCCCAGAAGGGTTTTTTGTAGAAGATTATACACACAATGAAGTTTCTGATGATAGTGTTCTTGATGAAAATAATGGAAGATTTTGTGTAACTCCAGAATTTCCAAAAGGAACATATGCATACTTCACTACAATTAATGATAAGTTTGCAGAGTCTTCTGGAATTTTTGAAAAGAACCGTAAACCAGTTTTTCCTTATGTGATTGGCAACAACTATAAGGGTGTTGTTGATAATTTTAATTTTAATCCACAATCAAATTATGATTCCTTTGTCATCTCTAATGATTGGCGTAGAAATACACAACCATTAAATGTAATTGAGGATGATTTAGAATATTCTTATTTCTATGTTCCAAATAAGTTAAATCAAACCGCAACTGTTACTGCAACTGCACCTGGAATAATTGATAGTGTTGGTATTGTTACAGGTGGATCAGAATATAGAATTAATGAAACTCTTGAATTTAATAACGATGGAACTCAAGGTCAAGGTGTATCAGCAAAAGTAACTCGCATAAAAGGAAGATCTGTCAATAGCATAAGTGTTGCTTCAAGTATTATTGAAGGAGTTGAAATATATCCAGGTCAATCAAAAGGAGAGTACTTAGTATTCTCTGATAATCCACATAATTTTGAACCCCTTAATACCATTTCAATTTCTGGATTATCCACAACATCATCTGGTATTGAGGGATCTTATAATGTTGGTATAAAAACAAATAGATTAACAATTGCTGGTGTAGGAACCACAGGTGTTGCTATTGGTAACACTGATGTAACTGGAATCGTTACTTATTTCAGAGTTTCTGGTGATTTAAATTATCCTAGCATTAGAGAAAATGATACTCTGATCATAGGTTCGGAAAAAGTTAAAGTTCTGAATGTTGATCCTTTAAATTCTAGAATTAGAATTCTAAGAGCATTTGATAATACTGTTGGATCATCTCACACAATCGGAAAGTTTGTTTATGAAGTTCCTAGAAAATTAAGAATTAATTCTGGATTCAAAACTGATTATTCTTATTCTTTAAACAAACAAATTTATTTTGATCCTGCAGAATCCGTGGGATTAGGAACGACTGCTGGAGTTGGAATCGGAACAACAATTTCTTTCTCTAATCCAGGTGCTGGCGTAACCTCAGTTTTCATTCAAACTAAAGCAATTTATCTTCCAGGTCATAATTTAAAAACTGGAGATCAAGTAACATATTCTACAGGAATTGGAACGGTTAAAGGTTCTGGTATAATTGTACAAGATGAAACTAATGTTGGAGTTGGAACAACTCTTGCAGATGGCACAAATCTATTTGTTGCAAAGATCAATGATGATTTGATTGGTATTGCAACTGTAAGAGTTGGTCTTGGAACAACAGGAACATTTGTTGGTCTTGCAAATACACTTTCAACTACACTGTTCTTTAGAAATGTAGGAACTGGAGACACGCATAGTTTTAAAACAAACTATAGTGTAATCACTGGAGACATAAGAAGAAACTTAGTTACTGTTTCCACTGCAGGAACTCATGGTTTGAGTTCACCTCACAACATTTTTGTTAATGTTAATCCGCAGAACACAGGTATTGTAACTTTAACTTATAATGATTTTAACAGAAGATTGATTGTAAATCCTGTTGGGTTTGTAACTGCTGGAGTTAACACCACAACAAATGCTATAACGATCAATTCTCATGGATTTAAAACTGGAGACAAAGTAATTCATACATCAGAGTTGTCTTCTGTGGGATTGTCGAGTGATAGATTTTATTACATTGTAAGAGTTGATAATAACAGAATTAAATTATCAGATACTTACTTCGATGCAACTCAACCAAAACCAACCATCGTAGGAATAACTAGTGCTTCTTTAGGAACTATTAATCCAATAACTCCATCAATAAAACTGTATAAGAATTCTACAGTAACTTTTGATCTTTCGGATAGCTCATTATCTTATGTAAAACAAGGAACAACTTATCCTGCATTTAAATTTAATTTATATGTTGATAAAAACTTTACCAAAGAATGGGAAAAATCTAAAGATAACAGCACATTTGAATTAACTAGACAAGGTACTGTTGGAACATCTGGTGCAAAAGCAGTATTAGATGTAAATGGAGATACTCCTAATGAACTTTATTATAACTTAGTTCCGATTTATGAGAGTGATCTTCCTACTGCAAAAGCAGAAATAGTAACTGATAGTGAGATTATTTCTGGAAATACTATTACCCCTAAAGGTAGTCTTTATAATGGCACTCATACGATTACAGTAGGAACAACCACTACTTTTACGTATTCTATTGCAGAAGCACCAGAGAAATCTTCTTATGATACTTCTGCATTAATTACATACGATACTGATTGTACTCATACATATGGTCCTATAGCAAAAGTTGAACTTACCAATCAAGGAAGTAATTACTATTCACTGCCAGGTATATCAACAGTAGATACTCTTGCTGGCACCGGTGCTATTTTAGAGGCAAAGAGTTCAAGCATCGGTTCTCTCAAGAACATGACATTGGACAACATTGGATTTAATCTTCCATCAGATCCAACATTAAATCCTAGAATTCTTCTTCCTCAAATTATCAAAATAGAATCCTTAGCATCATTTGATACTGTAGGAATTACATCTTTTGGAAGAGGATTTTCAGTTCCACCCAAACTTATTGTATTGGATGGAAAAACTGGCAAACAAGTTACTGATGTTGATCTAAAAGTCACCCTTGGAGAATCTAATGTAGAGATTCTAAAAAATACCAATGGCATGAGTAATGTTGAACCAACAATCATACCAACAAATAGTGGTGCGGGTGTTGGGATCAATACGATTGTATTCAATACAGCAGATGAAACAGTGACAGCAACGTTATCTGTTGGATTTAGTACCATCAACTCCTTCCCATTTGCTGTAGGTGACAAAGTTCTCGTAGAGGGTATTAGTGTTGGTGTGGGATCAACTGGGTTAGGATACAACTCCTCTGGATATGATTATAAGTTGTTTGATGTCACAGGGGTTACTGAAAACCTTGGTGGTATTGGAAGTGTTACTTATAGCATGGCTGGATTGTTTAAAAATGGAAGTTTCCCAGGAACCTTTAAATCATCCAGTTCTTCTGGAAAGATTCTTGCATCTAAACATTTCCCATTATTTGAATCGTTCTTAACCACAAGAAACTTTGCCGATAATGAAGAAATCACATCAGATTCTGCAACTGGAATAGTTCAAAGTTGGGATCCAAAAATTACTACACTGACAGTTTCATCAGACGATAATTTTGTTGTTGGTGAAGTAATCAAAGGAACAGATTCTAAAGTTCAAGGAATAGCATCATCCATTACTTCTTTTGATTCTTATATCAACTTGGGAGCAACTTCAAAAGTTGTGCAGGGTTGGCAAGAAGATTTTGGTAGATTAAACTTTGAATTACAAAAACTTCAGGATAACTTCTACTATCAAAACTTCTCATATTCATTGAGATCTAAAGTTGCTTATGATGATTGGAATGATGAAGTTGGTTCTTTAAACCACATACTAGGGTACAAGAAGTTTTCAGATTATCAATTAGAATCTAATAATGACAATGATATGACCGTTGGAATTCCAACCAACACTACAAATGTTAATGTTGTTAATAATATTGATGGTTTTGCAAGTCTAAATTGTGTTTATGGATTTGATCTTGCTACAGAAAATAGTCTGGTTCAGGATTCAAAACTTGTTTCTGATGAAATAGTATTTTCTAATAGAATTCTTACAGATTATTTTGAATCTGTTGGCAATAGAGTTCTTTCTATTGATGATATAAGTGACGAATTTAATAGTAATCCTAGAGCAACTCCCTTTAGCATAGTGGACACTTTTGACTTGAGTGATATTAGATTCCAGAAATATATCACATACGTTAGAGATAGAAGATTTAATGCACAAAGGCAATTAATGCTTGTCGATCTTCTCCATGATGGTTCTCGTGGATATTTGAATCAATATGGTAGAGTTGAAACACAATATGATCAAGGTTCTTTTGACTTTGCTATTTCTGGAACTGATGCTCAACTCCAATTTTACCCAACTAAGTTTACAGTCAATGATTACAATCTTAGTGTCTTTTCATATAATTTGAATGATAATTTCCTTGGAGTTGGAACAACAAGTCTCGGTGGTGTTGCAACAATTGAAACAAAAAGTTCTCCAGTAACCTCTGGTGTCACAACCACTATTGTTTCAATCGGAGATACACATACTGGTGTTAAAGTTTTGGTTAACATAAATCCAGACTTGACTAGAAATGAAGAATTTGAAGCAGTTGAACTTAATATTGTTCATGATGGAACAAATATTGAGATGATGGAATATGGAAGAATGACAACAAATCTTGGTGGATCTGCTGCAACTGGACTTGGCACATATCATGCATACTTCAGTGGATCTTCTTTGAATGTTGATTTCATTCCAACTTCTGTTGGTATTGCAACTACAGGGGTAATTAACACCGTTCAAGTAGGACTTTCCACAGATACTATTACGGGTATTGGGACCATTGATCTTACCAGAGCTAGACTTGAAGCCAGAACAACTAGTATTTCTTCTTCAGGATCTCCAGGAATCAACACAGTTGCTGAATATTCAGAAAATTATCATGCTGCTTACTTCATAGCTCAAGTTACGGATACAACCAATAACTCAACTCAACTTTCTGAACTTGTTATTGTTGATGATTATATTGATTCAACACAAAGTTATCAGACATATGATACTGAATATGGTGTCATAGAAACTGGTGCTGGATTAGGAACATTTGGATCTAGAGTTTCTGCTGCAGGAACTGTTTCTCTTGTCTTTACTCCAAGTGCAAGTATTGACACAGTAGTTAATGTGTACATGAATGCATTGTCCTTGAACGAGGACAATACATTATCTAATGAGATTGACTTCACTAACGGATCAATTAATAGTGATTTTGGAGCTTATGAAGGTACAGAATCTGATGTTAAGAGAGCATTTGGAATGCAGCATGAAAATCTCCCAATCTTTGAGAGATACTTTGAAGGAAATGATGTTAGTATTGCTAATACGACAAATAATACAATTACAATTCCAAACCACTTCTTTGTATCTGGTGAAAAATTAGAGTACATTCACGTTGGAGAAACTAGTTCTGCTATTGGTATCGCAACAACTAGTTTCGTTGGTGCTGCAGATACAACCTTCCTCCCAGGAGAAAATCTATTTGCTGTTAAAGTTGACGACAATGTTATTAAAATTGCAACAAGTGCTGCAAATGCACTGAAGTCAATTCCTGAGGTAGTTGAACTTGAAAGTGTTGGTATTGGTACATCACATAGATTTGTATCCACCAATCAAAATGCAAAAGTTGTTGTTGCACTTGATAATATCATTCAATCTCCCGTAGTTTCTACTGCTCTGACTACCACACTTGCTGAACAATTATTAACCGTAGATAACCTGGTATATTTTAGTGGGATAACATCTTTCTTCGGATCAGATCTTATTAAGATTGGTGATGAGATTATGAAGATTGAAGGTGTTGGTATTGGTAGCACAAATGCTATTAGAGTCCGTAGAGAATGGTTAGGAACAAAGATTGGAGTTGGTTCCACAGGTGATTTAGTAACCAAAGTTGTAGGAAACTATAATATTGTAGATAATATATTGAACTTTGTGGAAGCACCATTTGGAAATACTCCAATTGGATCAACTACAAATCCACCTGATGAAAGAGACTGGACTGGTATTACTTCTTCCTCTAGTTTCCAAGGAAGATCTTTCATGAGATCTGGTATTACTGATACAGGAAATGAAACTTATTATAAGAACTATATTTTTGATGATATTTCTGCAGGATTTAATGCTACAGAAAATGAATTCACTCTGAAGCAAAGTGGATCTGATGTTCCTGGTATTTCAACAGAGGGTGCCATTATCTTAGTTAATGATATATTCCAATCACCAGGACTTACTGACCAATACGTCTTGAGTGAACAATCTGGTATCACATCTATTACTTTCCAAGGAACCAATACAGTTCCACTCGGACCCGATGTTGGAATTTCTAGTTATCCTAAGGGTGGTATCATTATCTCAGTAGCATCAACAGAAGGTTTTGGTTATCAACCACTAGTTGCTGCTGGTGGAACTGCGATTGTATCTGGTTTAGGAACAATTCAATCTATCAGTATTGGAAATAGTGGATCGGGATACAGATCTGGAATTCAAACAGTTGTAAATGTTGGTGTAGGAACTTCTAGTTTCAGCACTGGAAATATTGAGTTTATTGGAACTGCTGCCATAAGTGGTGGTCATATTGTTAGTGTCGCAATCACTAATCCTGGATCTGGATATACGTCCACTAATCAACCTTTTGTAGTGTTTGATGATCCATTAAGTTACTCTAATATGGATCTGGTATATAGTTCTTCTTCTGCTACTGGATTCGGAACACACGCAACTGCAAATGTTGTTGTTGGTCAAGGATCTAGTGTTATTGACTTTGAGATTGTAAACTCTGGTTATGGATATGGTAATGGTCAGATCTTGACCGTTGCTATTGGAGGAACAACTGGTATTCCAACCACCTCTTCTTATTCTGGAAATGAGTTCCAACTGACAATTGATGAGGTTCATGTAGATGAGTTTACTGGATGGTCAGTTGGAACACTGGATGTTTTGGACAGGGTTGATGAGTTTGTTGATGGTGTGAGAAAAGATTTCCCACTTACAAAAGCGGGCTCTATTGTTTCAATTGTTGCTGCTAAAGGATCTAAGATTAATGTTGAAGATGTTATCTTAGTATTCCTCAACAATACTCTTCAAGTACCTGGAGAAGGATATACATTTGATGGAGGAAGCACTGTTGTATTCACGGAGGCTCCAAAGGTTGGTGACAACATAAACATTCTCTTCTATAAAGGAAGTGGTGATACTGATGTTATCTTTAGAAATATCATTGAAACTGTGAAGAAGGGTGATACTTTACAACTGAATAGTGATAGATCGGTCGGTCAACCAACATATTTTAATGAGGATGAAAGAGTTGTAGAACTCGTTAAATCTACCAATACTGTTGAAACCAATCCTTATGAGGGTCCAGGAAATACTTCAGATGTTAGCCTTGAAAGACCTGTTGACTGGTGTCGTCAAACAGAAGACATCTTTATTAATCAGATTGGTGTTGGTAAAGATAGAGAATTGTATGAACCTGTTATCAATCCAAGTGCATATCTTATTAAGTCTGTTGGAGTAGGATCTACCGCAATCTATGTTGATAATTTGAGACCCATCTTCAATTCTCAAAATGAAAATGATACAACTCTAGTTTTCCAAAAGAAAATTAAGTTCATAACACAAGAAACTAAAACAGGTGCTGCTGGCACTGCAGTTGTTTCTGGATTTGGTACAATCTCCTCTGTTGTTATTTCTGATGGTGGTGTTGGATATACGACTGCTACTGTAAGTTTTGGTTCAACTGTTGGTGTTGGAACAACTAGTAGAGCATTTGGTAATGTCACAATTAGTGCCGGAGGAACAGTCACGGGAGTTGCTATCACAAGTCCAGGTGTTGGATATACATACACAAATCCACCTACGGTTCTCATCTCACCTCCAACTTATTCAGAAGAAGAAGTAAGTGTAAATTCTTATGCTGGTGATAGTGGAATTATTGTTGGATTTGGAACAACTGCAGTTGGTGTTGGAACTACTCAACTTGTATTTGATATTCACATTCCATATGATTCCTTCCTTAGAGATTCCTCCATTGCAGGAACGGCTTTAACTATAAGTTCTATCAGTGCTAATGATTACTTTATTATTAGAAACTCTAATGTTGGACTTGGATCTACTTCTGTGACTTCATTCGATAGTGCTGGAAATACTGTTGGAGTCGGAACCTCATTTGCGGATAATGTTTATCAAGTTTCTAGTGCAGAATCTATATCAACTAGTGTTTCTGGAATATCTACATATGTAAGAAGACTATTTGTTGATGTTAATGATTTTGTATATGGTGTCTCTGGAATGACAACATCTGATAATTTCGGATCTTTTAGTTGGGGAAGAATAGACATTACTGCTAGAGCAGAGTCTAACTCTTATAATTCTTATACCTTGGGTGGTGTTGGTATTTCTGAAGGAACTGGTATTTCTACATCAACGTTGATTACAAGATCAAACTTCTTGAAATTCAAAAATTATATCGTTTAATCACTAATAAATAAAGAAAAACTCTGTCCAAAATGGCTGCCATTATAACTGATCAGATTAGAATATTAAATGCGGGTAATTTTGTTGCTGGTGTATCCAATGCTAGCAACTCTTATTATTCCTTTATTGGTTTAACTAATCCTGCAGATTATCAAACTGATTGGGATTCTGATCCTCCTGCTCCGAAAGATAATTTTGATCAGGAGAATGATTACTGGAATACAATGGTAGCGTTGAAGAAAATCAACACTGCTGATGCTAGACAAGTTGTTCCAAAAAGAACTTGGACATCTGGAACAACTTATGACATGTATCGACATGACTATTCCAGATCAAACACGGCAACAGTTTCTGGTGCTACTAATCTGTATTCATCAAATTATGTTGTATTGAATAGTGATTTCAGAGTCTATATGTGCTTGCAAAATGGCACTGATCCAGATAACACTGAAGGTAGACCATCCTTGGATGAACCAACCTTTACTGATTTAGAACCAAGATCTGCTGGAACTAGTGGTGATGGATATATTTGGAAATACCTTTACACAATTAAACCAAGTGAAGTTGTTAGATTTGAATCAACAGATTTTATGCCAGTTCCAACTGATTGGTTGACTGCTGCAGAAAATGCTGCTGTAAGAGATAATGCAGTTGATGGTGGAATCAAAATTATAACTATCACTAACAAAGGTGTTGGTCTTGGAACTGCTAACAGTGTTTATACTTCAGTTCCAATCAGAGGTGATGGAACTGGAGCAGAATGCACTATCGTTGTTGATGCAAATCAACAAGTAAGTTCTGTAACTGTCTCTAGTCAGGGATCTGGATATACTTATGGAAACGTAGATCTAGTTGCTGGTGGAGTACCAACAGGAACTACAAGACCAAGTTTTGATGTCATCATTCCTCCTCAAGGTGGTCATGGTGCAGATATCTATAGAGAACTTGGTGCCTATAATGTTCTTCTTTATTCTAGAATTGAAAATGATAGCACAAACCCAGATTTTATAACAGGAAATCAAATTGCAAGAATTGGTGTTGTTGAAAATCCTCAACAATTTGGATCAACTACTCTTCTTTCTGCAGACAAAGTAAGTGCTGTCAGTGCTTTAAAGTTAGTTGGTACTGGATATAGCACTGCAACTTTCTCTGGAGATTCTTACTTTACTCAAACTGTATCAACTGGTACTACTGCAGTTGGAAGAGTTGTAAGTTACGATCAAACTACTGGTGTTCTAAAGTTTTGGCAGGATAGATCACTTGCAGGATTTAATACTGTAGGAACAGCACAAACTCAACCTACTTATGGATTTGATCTTACTGAGTTCTCCTCTTCCCCAGGAACTGGTGGATCTTTAGTCATATCTCCAACAACTGGTCAAGATCTAACAATTGATGATACTTTTTCGGGTATAACTACCGTAATAAATAATCGTACATATTATCTTGGTCAAACTTTTGCTAGTGGTATTGCCAATCCTGAAGTTAAAGCACATTCTGGTAGTATCATTTACGTTGATAATAGACCGTCTATAACACGGTCAGCGAATCAAAAAGAAGACATAAAAGTTATTTTGCAGTTCTAAAGAATTATGCCACAACAGACTAATCTCAACGTAGCACCATATTTTGACGATTTTGATGCAACGAACGACTATCATAAGGTATTATTCAAGCCAGGATTTCCAGTTCAGGCTAGAGAGTTAACAACTCTCCAATCGATACTGCAGAATCAGATTGAAAGATTTGGACAACACTTTTTTAAAGAAGGTGCTAAAGTAATTCCAGGAAATACTGGATATAGTCAAATATATTATTGTGTTCAATTAGAAAATGTATATCAGGGTGTTCCTGTAGCAGCATATGTTGACCAGTTAATAGGAACAAAGATAACAGGACAAAATTCGGGAGTAACTGCGTTTGTAGATAGTGTTTTATTACCAGAGGATTCTGAGAGGGGTAATTTAACATTATACATTAACTATCTGACTTCTAGCACTAATAATAACTCTACTCAGATTTTTAGTGATGGTGAACCAATTATTTGTAATGAAGCTCTGTCTTCGGGATTACTTGGAAATACAACTATTGCTGCAGGAACTCCTCTTGCTGTAACATTAGAAACAGCAGCAGCTGCTACTGGTTCTGTATTCCAAATTGATAGTGGTGTTTATTTTATCAGAGGAAACTTTGTAAATGTAAACAAGGAAAGTCTTGTATTAGATCAATATACTACAACTCCAAGTTATAGAATCGGTCTCTTAATCGATGAAAGTATTGTTACTTCAGATATTGATGAAGAGTTAAACGACAATTCTCAGGGATTTAACAATTATGCTGCGCCTGGGGCAGATAGATTAAGAATTAGTGTAAGATTATTTAAAAAAGCACTTGATGATTTTAATGATGATAACTTTATTTTACTTGCTACCGTTATTAACGGTGTTCTTCAGATAAACAAGAGAAAGACCGTTGTTGGTGGTGGTGTTGGATTTCAGGATTTAACAGATGTCCTTGCCAGAAGAACATTTGATGAATCCGGTCACTATTATGTTAAACCATTTGATGTTACTGTTGTAAACTCTTTAAATGACAGAGTTGGTAACGGTGGAATTTTTAACACAGGACAGTTCTCCCCTGGTGGAGTAACTGTTTCTGATGATCTTGCTTTATATAAAATCTCCCCTGGAAAAGCATATGTAAAAGGATATGAAATTGAATCATTAAATGCAGTCTATCTGGATGTAGACAAACCAAGAACAACTAGAACACTTGAAGATCAGAACTTAATTTATAATACTGGTCCTACTTTAAAACTTAATAGGGTTTACAGAAATCCAACCGTTGGATTAGGAAATACTTATTTTGTAAGTCTTAGAGATCAAAGAGTAGGATCTAGCCAAGAAGCTGCACCTGGTAATGAAGTTGGTGTTGCTAGAGTTTATGATTTTAGATTGGAGTCTGGCTCATATAACACATCAGATGGAAATTTGAATGAGTGGAATCTTGCACTTTATGATGTTCAAACTAATGTAGATCTCTCAATAAACCAAGCTCACACTTTATCGACCCCAACCTTTGTAAAAGGTGCTAATAGTGGAGCAACAGGATTCTTAAGATATGCAGTTAGTGCTGGGACTGCTCTTACAGTATATGAATCCGAAGGATCTTTCATACCAAATGAGAGACTAATCTTCAATGGTATTGATGATGGAAGGATTGCCATTGCCATCACTGAACACAATATTTCAGACGCAAAGTCAGTTTATGGAATGGTTGGATATGATGGATCTGATTCATCAGTTGGTATCAACACATTCAGTGCAGATGTAATCCAATCAACTAAGTTTACCGTTGGAATTGCAACAGTAAGTCCTCTCGTTGGAGGAGTTAGTACTGTAAAAAGCAATAATCCAGCATTCCCAGGAACTTTAATAAAAGAAAATGATTTAATTGAATACACTGATAATACTACGGGTGGGCTTCTTACAGAGGATCCAATCGTAGCTAGAGTTGTTAGTGTTGGAACCACGCATATTGATATTGAAGGTGTAACTGCTGTTGCAGGAATTTCTAGTGGTCTTCTCCCCTCTGCAGCATTAAATGTAACTGACTTTAAGGTTATTACAACACAACTGGCATCTTCTTCAGACGATTCTTTATTCACTAAATTACCAAAGATAAATGTATCTGATGTAAGTCTTGATGATGCATCATTAACGATAAGAAAAACTTTTGATGTAACTATTGCAAGTAATGAACTCTCTACTCAAGTAGTTGCAGGAACAAATGAAACTTTCTTACCATTCGACGAAGAAAGATATCTTTTAATCAGAGATGATGGAACAACTGAATCTTTGAATGGTGATCAGTTGGATATTTCTCCAAATGGCAAAACACTACAGATTCGTGATTTAGGATCTAATAGTGATGCTACTTTGATTGCTTCTCTGAAAAAGGTCAAACCAAAAGCAAAACAAAAGATTAAAAATAGAGTTAGTTCAATAACTATTGCCAACTCTAAACTAGTTGGATCTGGAATCGGAACAACAACTCTAAATAACGGATTGACTTATGGATCTTTCCCATTTGGAACTAGAGTTGAAGATGAGGTTATTTCTCTAAATGTTCCTGATGTTATTGAAATTCATGGAATCTTTGAGTCTGCAGACACTTCTGCGGCATCTTGCCCACAAGTTACGTTGCAGTCAATTAATAGCACATCAACTACAACTCAAGAACTTTTGATAGGTGAGAGACTTATTGGTCAAACAAGTGGTGCTGTTGCAGTTGTAGCAGAGAAATTAGATAATTCTAATATTTCTTTCATCTATAAGAATGAAATTGCTTTTGTTGAAGGAGAAACTGTTGAGTTTGAGGAATCTGCAATATCTGCACTTATTTCATCATTAGTAACACCAAGTTTTAATGTCTCGTCAAACTATTCTTTCCAGACTGGTCAAGAGAGAACATTCTATGACTATGGAAAAATAAGAAGAAAAGCAGATGCTTCTGCACCTACTAAGCAATTGAAGATTTACTTCAAGAACGCTTCTTTCTCTTCAACAGATGATGGTGATATAACAACTGTTAACTCCTACGATCAGTTTAATTTTACAACAGAAATTAAAGATATAGATCTTAACAGAAATACTGATATCATTGATATTAGACCTAGAGTTTCTTCGTTTGTCACTGCCAGTACTAATACTAGATCTCCTTTAGAGTTCCTTGGTAGAACATTTACCGCATCCGGTCAATCAGCAACTACAGTACTATCTTCTGATGAGGCAATATTAGCAGATATTTCTTACTTCCAAGGTAGAGTTGATAGAGTTTACTTAACAAAAGAAGGTCAATTCCAGATAATGTATGGAACTCCTTCTGATAATCCTGATAGACCTGATCCAATTGATGATGCGATTGAAATTTGTAGGGTTAATCTCCCACCATTCCTTTATGATACATCTCAAGCATCTTTATCTTTTATGCAACATAAGAGATATCAGATGCAAGATATCAAAAAACTTGAAGATAGAATCAAGAGTCTTGAATATTATACTACTTTATCTCTCCTCGAAAAAGAAACAGCAAACTTCTTTGTTCCAGATGACAATGGTCTAAACAGATTTAAATCTGGTTTCTTTGTTGATAACTTCAATGATTTCCAGGCACAAGAACTTAACCTTCGTGTTAATAACTCTATTGATAGAAAGTTTAATGAACTGAGACCAAGACACTATACAAACTCAGTTGACTTGGTATTTGGACCTGTTGTTGATACAGACCCTACTGATGATTTAGATTTTACAGATATTGAAGGCAATAACGTAAGAAAGCAAAATGATATTGTAACTCTTGATTATTCAGAAGTTGAATTTATCAAACAAAACTTTGCCACAAGAACTGAAAGTGTTACTCCTTTCCTTATTAGTTTCTGGAATGGAACTATAGAACTTACTCCAGCATCTGACAACTGGGTAGACACAACTAGACTTGAAGCAAAAATTATTGAAGCTGAGGGTAATTATAACGAAGTATTCAGAGATCACGTTGAAGCTGGTACGATTGATCCTCAAACTGGATTTGGTCCTATGATTTGGGACTCTTGGGAAACAAACTGGACTGGTGTTGAAGTTGTTGATGAAACAAGAACCAGAGTTATTAATAATGGTCCTGATGTTATTCACCAAGGTGAGTCCTGGAGACCAGGAAGAAGTACATCAACTAGACAAGTTACTGATCGGGTCATTGAAGAGCAACTCAGAACAACCAGAGAGTTTGGAACACGTTCTAGGTCTGGTGTTAGAACTATCGTTACTGAATCGTTTGATCAGGAGTCTGTTGGAGACAGAGTTGTCAGCAGAGACCTTATTCCATACATGAGATCTAGAAACGTTGAATTCGTTTCTAAGAAGATGAAACCACTTACGAGAATGTATGGATTCTTTGATGGTGTTGACATTACGGAATACTGTGTTCCTAAACTTCTGGAAATCACCATGACATCTGGAACTTTCCAGGTTGGTGAAACTGTTGTTGGTGAAATGACAACGACCGGTTTGAGTGAAACTTCTGCAGAATCGAATGCAAACATCAGATTTAGAGTTGCTCAATCAAACCATAGAGAAGGTCCTTACGATGCTCCTACTAAAACTTATGTAGAAAACCCATATTTAAATCTTCCATTATCCGCATCTTACTCCTCTACTTCTACTATTCTTAATGTAGATACATTCTCTCTTGCATCTCAAGCAAGAGGTGACTTCTATGGTTGGGTAAAAGAAGGAATGACATTGGTTGGGTCAACAAGTGGTGCTATTGCTACCGTTGAAAATGTCAGATTGATTTCTGATCTTGCTGCTGTTCTTATTGGTAGTTACTATATTCCAGATCCTAACAATATTACTTTCCCAAGATTTGAATGTGGGACAAAGACTTTCACTCTTACTAATGATATTGACAACAACCAGGATAATGCAAGCACCATCGCAGAAGAAGCATTTAGTGCATCTGGTACTTTAGAAACTGTTCAAGAGAACATCATTTCTGTTAGAAATGCAAGAGTTGAACTGAAGAACGAGTTCCAGAGTAGAAACGTCAGTAGAGATCTTGGCACAGAGGTTCTTAATAGTAGAGTCATTGGTTCAAGAACAAGAACTCAGACAATTATTTCTTACTATGATCCACTTGCACAGTCGTTCTTAGTGGAAGATGAAACTGGAGTATTCTTGACCAGTTGTGATGTCTTCTTTAGATCTAAAGACGACATGGATATTCCTGTTGTCTTCCAGTTAAGAACCATGGAAAATGGTTCACCGACTGCAAGAATTCTGCCTTTCTCTGAGATTGTTTTAGATCCAGATGATATTCAAACATCAGCTGACGGATCGATTGCGACTAATATTCAGTTTAAAGCACCTGTATATGTTGAGGGTGGCACTGAATATGCCGTATGTTTAGCATCTAACTCCACTAAGTATAGTGTTTACATCTCTAGAATTGGTGAGAATGATCTTCTGACAGATACATTTATCTCTAACCAACCATATCTTGGATCTCTGTTTAAATCACAGAATGCTTCTACATGGGAACCAAGTCAGTGGGAAGATCTTAAGTTTACTCTTTATAGAGCAGATTTCATTGATAATGGATCTGTTGAGTTCTATAGTCCAGAACTCACAAGAGGAAATGCACAGATTGCAAAACTTACCCCCGATCCCATTGTTCTTCAGTCTAGATCAATTAGAGTTGGTCTTGGCACTACAGTAGCAGATTCATATGAGTTTGGTAATACATTCTTCCAAGCAACAACGAATGCAACTGGTGACCTTGTAGGGGTTGCAGGATCCGCTGTAGGAAATCTTTCAATCAGTAATGCTGGTTTGGGATACACTCCTGCTGATGGTGGTCAAACATTCACTGGTGTTAATCTCGTCACCATAACTGGTAATGGAAGAGGAGCAACCGCAGACATTACTGTTAGAAATGGCAGCATTGTTGCTTCTGGTGCAACCATTAATAATGCTGGTGGTTCTGGATATCAAGTAGGAGATGTTGTTGGAATTGATACGATTGGAGCAGCATCTGTTGGTAGAAATGCAGCACTTACAATTGCAGGTATTGGACATACTAATGAACTTATTCTGAACAATGTTCAAGGTGAGTTTGTTGTTGGAGCAGCAAAAACACTGTTCTTCTTCAATAGTTCTGGTATCTCTACTGAACTTAATTCGTCTGGTGCTGCAGGACTTGGAACAGGTGGAGACGTTCAAATCACAAATATTGAAACTGATTCTGATGGGTTGCACTTTAAAGTCAATCATCAAAATCATGGAATGTATTTCTCTGACAACTCTGTAAGTATATCTGGTGTTCATCCTGATATAAAACCAACTAAGTTGACTGCAGAATATTCATCCACATCCACAGATCAGATTGTAGTTGGTGGTGCAACAACATTCTCAACTTTTGAAGGTGTTGGAGTTGGAACAACTAACGTTGGTTATCTCTTGATTGGTGATGAGATTATTGAATATACTAATGTTTCTGGAAACAGCATTGGTGGTGATATTGTAAGAGGAACTAATCCGAAGACATATCCTGTTGGAACTCCTGTATATAAGTATGAACTTGGTGGAATTAACCTTCAGAGAATTAACAGAACTCATGACTTAAGTGATGTCACTAAACTTGATCCGTTTACATTTGATAGTTATCAAGTTAAGATTGACACTAGCTCAACAACAGGAACCGACAGAAGCACTGACGTTGGATTCCCTAAACTTTATATAACAGGTGATAGATCTACCGGAGGATCTAGAGTTAGAGCCACTCAAAATATGCCTTTTGAAATCATTACTCCACAAGTTCAAAATGTAACTGTTCCTGGAACTAGTATTACAGGTGAACTTAGAACAATCACTTCTCAGAGTTTTAGTGGAACTGAAATACCTTTCGTTGATGCTGGATTCCAAGACATCACTATAAATCAAAAGAATTATTTTGATACTCCAAGAATGATTGCTTCTAAGGTAAATGAAGATGCACAACTTACTAATATTGTTGGTGGTAAATCAATGCAGATGAGACTTTTCCTCTCATCTACAGATACTCGCATAAGTCCTGTTATTGATGCTCAAAGAGTAAATGCGATCCTTACTTCTAATAGAGTAAACAATATTATTACAAACTATGCGACTGACCCTAGAGTAAATAATCCTGTTGAGGATCCAACAGCATTCCAATATCTTTCTAAAGAAATTGTTCTGGAAAACCCAGCATCCTCTATTAAAGTTATTGTTGCTGCTCATATTAATGAAGGATCTGATATTAGAGCATTCTTTGCAACTAATAACAACCCAGGATTAGTTCCTGTGTTTACTCCTTTCCCTGGATATGCAAACCTTAATGAAAGAGGAGAAGTTATTGCATCTGAAAACAATAATGGTGAATCTGATTCCTTTATAACTAAATCAAATACTCTTGCATTTGATAGTAGAAAACTTGACTACAAAGAATATACATTTACTATTGACAGATTACCATCATTCAGAACATATAGAATTAAACTGGCTCTGACATCTACAAGTCAGTGCTTTGTACCAAGAGTGAAAGAACTTAGAGTTATTGCCTTAGCATAATATGGATTTTTATGAAATGGAGGGTCATAAGGATCTCGCAAGAGATCCTGAAACCGGAGCAATCGTTAATGTAAATACTTTGGAATATACACAGTATCTTTCAAGAAATGAAGTGAAAACTGAAAAGAATCAGAAAGTACAGACAATGGAGCAAGATCTTGCTAATGTGAAGAGTGAACTAAATGAAATCAAGTCATTACTAAAGGAGTTATTACATGGATCCTGATAGCATAGAGTTGAAAAATTTGTCTAAGATGTTTGCATATCAACAGATTGCAAAAGATATAGATAATTGTGAGGATCGTGACATGCTAAAAAATATTGCAAAATCTTTTGCAAAACTTTATTATAAACAGCAAGAAACAATCTCTATAATAGGAATACCAGATGCCGTCTAATAATATCACATTCGATCCAGATTCTGGAGTTCCATATGGTCTTAATTTAACCGTATATGGAGGATCGGATTTTACTGCGAATTTAAACGTAAAGACCACTTCAAATGGTAACTTTGATCTGACAGATTATAGTGGATCTGCTGCTATATCAAAAAGTGTTGCTGTTGGAGCAACACTCGGTATCACAACTTCATTCACTGTTGGATTTACAAGTGCATATGATGGTCAAATGAAACTTTCTCTTGGTACAACTTCTACAAGAAATTTGGCTGAAGGAAGATATGTTTATGATGTTCTAGTGAAAGAAGAAGTTGGTGGAGGTGCCACTACATATACACTTGCGAATGGAAATATATATGTCTATAACCCTGTATCTTCAGCACCCTAAATACAGGTAGGGAAACTTGTGGAATAAATGGCACAACCAGCAAGTAGGACAGATTTAATTAATTATTGCAAAAGGCAACTGGGAGCACCAGTGCTTGAGATTAATGTTGCCGACGAGCAAATAGATGATCTGGTTGATGATGCCTTACAATATTTTCAAGAGAGACACTTTGATGGTGTAACTCAAACGTTTTTAAAATATAAAATAACTCAAGAAGATATTGATAGAGGAAGAGCAAGAGGTGGCACTGATAATGCTGCTGGTATCACAACCACGACTGCATCTTCGACTATTGATGGATCTTCTGTAGACTTTTCGTTTGAAGAGAATAGTAATTATCTTCAAGTGCCACCAGAGATTATTGGAATAACTAAAGTATTTAAATTTGATGGAACAAACACTGTAACTAATAACATGTTCAGTGTTAAATATCAATTATTTTTGAACGATATTTACTATTGGGGATCGACAGAAATATTGACTTATGCAATGACCAAGACTTATCTTGAAGATCTTGATTTTGCACTAAGCACTGATAAATTTATTAGATTTAATCAAAGACAAGATAGATTATACTTAGATTTTGATTGGGGATCTGCTGCTAAAGATGATTTTCTTATTATTGATTGTTATCGTTTAGTAGACCCAAATTCATATTCAAGAGTTTGGAATGATTCCTTCTTGAAGAGATATGTAACCGCACTTGTTAAAAGACAGTGGGGTCAAAACTTGATGAAGTTTCAAGGAGTTAAATTACCTGGTGGAATTGAATTAAACGGTCGTCAGATTTACGACGATGCTCAAAGAGATTTGGAAGTGATCAGGGAGCAAATGTCTAACACTTACGAACTTCCTCCATACGATATGATAGGTTGATGTCATGTTAAATCCATTCTTTACTCAGGGAACTCGGGGTGAGCAAAATCTTGTTCAGGATTTAATTAATGAACAATTAAGAATGTATGGAGTAGATATTTTTTATCTACCTAGAAAATATTTAACAGAAAATACTATTATAAGAGAGGTTGTGCAATCAAAATTTGATATGGCACTTCCTTTAGAAGCTTATATTGATAACTACGATCAATATTCTGGTGCTGGTGATATTCTTTCTAAATTTGGAATTGAATCTAAAGACGAAGTAAGACTTATCATATCAAGAGATAGATTTGAAAATTATATTACTCCTTTGATTGAAGATCAAGCAAATGTAAAACTTTCAACCAGACCAAAAGGTGGGGATTTAATTTGGTTTCCACTTGATGACAGAATTTATGAAATCAAAGATATTGAATATGCAAAACCATATTATCAGTTACAGAATCTCTATGTTTATGAGTTGTATTGCGAACTCTTCCGTTTGGAAGACGAAGTTATTGCAACTGGTATAGATGAGATTGATAATAACCTCATTGGTGAAGAATATGATGGACTTACTGATGATGGAATCAATACTATTCAAGGTCCTACACAGACACTTACTTTAGTTGGATCTCCTGTTCAAGCAACTGCAACTGTCGCTATATTTGATGGTGGTGTTACACAATTTACAGTAACAAACAGAGGTGGTGGATATAGTAGTGTACCAACTGTAGTCATCTCTGCTGCTCCTTCAGGAGGGACTACAGCAGTCGGTATTGCCACTATGATTGGTGGTATCAATGTATGTAATTTAAATGCCAATCCAAGGGATCAATCTGTTCAGAGGGTTGATGTAGCAAATTCTGGTGCTGGATATACTGCAGTGCCAGGTGTTAGATTTACTGGTGGTGGAGATGGTGGAACAGGTGCAGCTGCAACCGCAACGATTGGTGATGGTGTTGTTGGAATAGTTACTATTACAAACGGTGGATCTGGATACACAGTTCCTCCTACAATTACATTCTCTAATGAAGTGTTTGAATCTGGTGTCACAACAGTGTCTGCTGCTGCAACAGCAGTTGTAAGTGCTGCTGGAACAATTTCAAATATCTTCTTAACGAATTCTGGTGTTGGATACTCTGTTGCTCCTACCATGTCTATCGCAGCATCTGGAAGCTCTGGATCTGGAACGTTCCAATTTAATGAAGTTGTAACAGGCTCTTCTAGTAAAACAACTGCAAGGGTTAGAACTTGGAACTCTGAAACAAATGTTCTTGAAGTAGGAACAGTAAGTGGAGAATTCACCCGTGGTGAAACAATTACAGGAGCTACTTCTGGTGCAGCATATGAACTGAGAGTAGCAGACGTACAACCTGCAGATGATGGATTTGCTGATAATATTAATATAGAAACAGAAGCAGATGCTATTATTGACTTCTCTGAGCAAAATCCATTCGGTATGCCATAACCATAAATAAAAATATCTTAATATAGAGATATTGTAGGACTTTAAAAATGTTTGAGTATTTTTACAACGAAATTTTGAGGAGAACCATTATCTCTTTTGGTACTCTGTTTAATAACATTTCTATTAAACATGAAGATTCTGACGATAACACAGTCAGTGTTATAAAAGTTCCTTTAGCATATGGTCCTACTCAAAAGTTTCTAGCAAGGATAGAGCAGTCTCCAGATCTGAATAAACCATTTGCGATGACCTTACCAAGGATGTCGTTTGAATTTACGGGACTATCTTACGATCCTTCTAGAAAAGTTACTACAACATCAACTTTTACTGTAAAAGATCCTAATGATGGGACTGAGACTAAAAAGGCATATATGCCGGTTCCGTATAACATGCAATTTGAACTTGCTATTATGTGCAAGTTAAACGACGATGCACTTCAAATTGTAGAACAAATTTTACCATTCTTTCAACCTGCATACAACGTCACTGTAGAACTGGTTGAATCATTACAAGAGAAAAGAGATATTCCTGTTGTCCTGGAAAACATCACCATGCAGGATGACTATGAGGGAGACTTTACTAGCAGAAGAGTTCTTCTTTACACTTTAAGATTTACTGCAAAAACATATCTGTTTGGTCCTGCATCCACTGCAACCAAGGATATCGTCAAAAAGGCTACTGTCAGTTATCTTACGGGCACGGACATTACAAGCACTACCAGAGAAATTTCTTACTCTGTCGAACCAAGAGCAATCAAGAACTACACTGGAAACGCAGCAACGACACTGGCAGAAGATATTACAAAAGCAAAAACAGCATTCAACGTTGCAGATGCTAGTGGACTTACTGCTAATACCTATGTTGATCTCAATGGAGAGGAAATCTTCATCACTAAGATAACTGGAAACAGATTAAATGTGAAGAGAGGTCAAGATGGAACCACCATTACAGATCACGTAGTAGGAGAAGAAATCTTTATTATCAATGCTGCTGATAACGCATTGATTGAAGTTGGAGATGACTTTGGATTTAGTGGTGGATTCTGATGAAAATGACAAAAAACTTTGACGATCTAAATGACACATTCAATACCTCTGGTGACGTTATCAAACCAGAGGTTGTTGAAAGTAAAATTCAAAAAGTAAAAGAAGGCGTAGACGATATAAAAAAAGATTACGAATATACTAGAGGTAATCTTTATTCCATCATTGAAAAGGGACAAGAAGCTCTTAACGGTGTTCTTGAACTTGCTCAAGAAAGTGAGATGCCTAGAGCATATGAAGTTGCTGGTCAGTTGATTAAAAACGTTGCTGATGCAACAGATAAGTTATTGGATCTGCAAAAGAAACTGAAAGATGTTGA